TGCTCTATGATAATTATAAAGGTAAAATTTTTTATCAAATCCTTTTGGAAAAATTAAATACTTTGGTATTTTATATTCTTTGACAGATCGTCCTATTAACCCAACCACACTGCTACCGTCATCGCTATGAATTATGGCTACGGCCCTATCCTTCATAGCTTGGATATCAATGTTTTCACACACATCAAAATGCGTTAGAGTTTGTTGTGCAAATCCTCTAGATAAAAAATAAGAGGAGTGTTTCCATTTATCTTTATCTAAATGTAGTAACTTTTCTTTCTCATTTCTATTATTGACTTTAAATATATTAATTACATTTATTAAGTCTTCATATGGATCTGGTGCTAAATGTATTGTGTTTTTAGATTTTTTAATTGAGCCATTTATTTGTAATAAGTCGCAAGACCATTTCAATACATCCCTAAATGCAACCTCTGATCCATTTTGTTGGGATAAGACTCCACCAATTAAACCGAAGATATCACTTTTGTGATCATCTTGACAGCCCCTAGTCCAACATTTCCAATATCCACGCTGTATAGAATATGAAAACGCTCTTGGGTTGTCGCTATTGCCATGAATCGGACAAGTTGAATAAAGATTGTCTCCCATAACATCGTATTCTATTCCTAACTTTTGAAATACAAGTTCATAGTTTTTCTTTAATTCATTCTTGATCTGATTCAAGTCCATCTTTTATCCTTTTAATGTCATCATTATTGACAAGTCCTGTGTCTCCAACGGGTTGATTTTTCAATTCATTACGAGTTTTTAATTCATTTAATCTAGCATGTGATCCTTGCATTGAAATATTTATATAATTTCCGTCATCTAGACCAGAACCATGCCTAGTGACTATTGGAACAAGCTTACGATTACCAGCATTTGGGCCATCTTCAGCTAATTCTTCTGGAGACTTCATTTTAAATATTGAAAAAGATGTACATAGCCAAATCAATCTATCTGATCCGCTAACTGTATCTGTACTTTCTCTAGTAATACCATCTCTATTCAATTGTACAAATGATAAGCATGGGATATCTAGCTTTACGCATAAATTATGCAATGATGTTATTTGAAATCCTAAAGCTTGATATTCTTGCACATTATTACTTATAGAATCAGAAGACATTAATTTAAGATAATCATATATAATAAGACAATTGTTTGTTTTACCAGTTTCATCTGTTTTGACTTCTTGTACTATCCACCTTTTGATTGTGTTTAATATCTGCTCAAATGGTTTGCCAGCAACGCTAATATAACTATACGGCATTGATGCTAGCTTTTTAGAGGCTAACATAACTTTCTCGTATTTATCCTGATCTTCTGTAAACTTACCTGTTGCTATCTCATTAATTGGTACTCCACTAAGATTTGCTAGTATTCTATTCAAATGGTCTTCCTTTCCCATTTCTGTATCAAGCATGAGCACAGGTATGCCTTGAGAACAAACATTAACCGCCACATTGTCTGCAAAAACTGTTTTTCCAACTTTTGGCCGTGCTGCTACAAGATCTACGCATTTTCTTCTTAAACCGCCACCAATTGCCTCGTCATATCTTTTAAATCCAGTAGGTATGCCAACAACGTCACATTTATTTTCACTTAAAAAGTTTAAATAATCTTCAATATTGTTGCCTATCTTTTCTGGATTTTTACCGCCGGTATCTTCTCTTAAAAAATCTGTAACAGGATTTTCTAGAATGTTAATGATTTCATCAATATGTTCATTTCCACTAATGTCATCTATATCTTTAGCAATTTTTTGTGTAAGCTTTTTGATATTCCTTGCAAATTCAAACTTTTTGATTTGTGCGGCAAAACTAACAGCATTTTCCTTGTTTACTGGAAAATCAAATAAGGACTTTATATACTTTAATTCTTGTGGAGTATTTATAGTATCTAATACATTTAATTGAGAAGCAGCGGCTAATAAAGAGGCAACATCAACAGTCTGATTATTTTCTAATATTTTTTGTATGCACTTATATATAACTTGATTATTAATATTTCCAAAAGTGTCACTGGAAATAATATCTGAAACCATAATATAAGCATCCATGCCATATTGCACAAGTGCTGATAATATAGCCCGTTCAGACCCAATGTCGCTCAATTGTTTATTCATAGATTATTTCCTACTAGCACACCTATCACACCGATAATATTCTCCATATACAAATCTTGGATCAGCATCAAAACTTTTACCACAAGCATGACATTTGATAGATACTTTTTCAACCTTTTCTCTTGTTCTTGGTGTTGGCTCATATTTGGGGGTTTCAATATTTCTATCTTCTCCCGTGTCAGTCCACGTGTTTTGTTTTGCACGAACGGGTTCTTTTCTTCGCTGATTTGGTTGAACCTTTTTGGTTTGTGCAATAAATTGATTTTTGTCTTCTTCTTTAGGCTGATTGTTTGTTTCTTCTACAGCATTGTTTTTAGTTAAAGCTTTTAGTAATGCAGCCTTTTGCTCATCTGTTAATGTATCTAAAAATGCATCTATGCTCATGACCTTTTCCCCTTTTCTAATAAAATGTCAGCTTTTCTTTTTAATTCATATACTTTTCCATCAAGGGCTTGTAATCTAGATTCTGCTATAGACCTCATGTTGTCTACAGATGCTGCAAATGTATTCTCTTGTGCTAGTATGTATTTTTTAGTTTCATGCTTAGTATATTGACCAAACATTTGTTGATTTTCAGCAATAAGTCTTTCTAATTGTTCGTTGCACCAATTTAATGCTATTTTATTTCTATTAATTTCATCTTGAATATATGAAGCATACCCATATAGCATATATGCACAGTCAAATAGTTCTTGCTGTGTTAACTTTTCTACTTGTTCTTTATTTAAGTCTGCATATAATAAAAATTCTTCTTTGAATGAAGCAAACTTAGTATTTGTCTCATTTAAATATTTAGTAATATTTTGTATGTGTTCTTGTAGTTTGTCAGAAGCTTTGTTCAATTTGATTTCTCCAATAATCGTCTGAGTCGGAATATTTAAGTGTAACTAGACTAATACCATTTAGCTCGCACCAATCTATTTTATCCTGATCTTTTCCTTTTGCAAGCACAAAATCAGATGGGGCTTTGTGAAAAAATGGCGTAAATTCATAGTGCTGTTGACCATGTACCTCAAATGCTCTTTTTATTTGTGGTATATAGAAATCAAGATATAGCACACCTTTTCTGTATCTTGCTGTGCTGCCGGGGAGTTTAACTTCTTCTAAAATTCTATAACTATGAAATATCTCTTTTAATAAGTTTCTAGCTCTTAAATGATATTTAGATCTTGGCCTTGTTTCATTGTTAAATACATTATATTTAGCTAGGTTCCAAGTATATTCTTTTCCATTGATTCCTTTAACTTTCATTAGTTTTTTCTCGCTTTAAATAAAACGCATCTCCCCAATTCCCACCATCCATAGATGTTTCTAGTCTTATAAATCCTAATGGATACAAGAAATTATCTATGTCTGTCATTTGAGCACAATTTTTATATAAACTTTCTATATTTACTTCACATATTATGTAATCTATATTTTTTAATGTGTTAATACCACCTTTTAATACTTCTAACTCATATCCCTGCACATCCATATTGATCATATTAAATCCAGAAGTATCAAATGAATCTAATGTTGCTATTTGAACTTCTTCTTTATCTGGAAATTGTATATGTGGATATTGTTTTAAGTGTATATCTGGCTCAAGTATTGAACTTGATTGACCCAAATTAGCTGTTTCTATATGCATAGTAGCTATTCCAGAATAATTACCTAACGCAACGTTTATGCATAAATGTTCTGGAACATTACGAATTAATTCATTAAAATTATGTTTTACAGGTTCAAAAAATAATAATTTGTTTATATTTAAAGTTTTATATAATTTATACTCTTCGCCAAAATGAGCACCAATATGCAAAACTCCAGAAATATTAAGTGAATATTTATTTATAAGGCTAAATAAATTTAATAACATGATTATTCCTTATTTAAATCTTTAATATTAGTATATATAAAATCAGCAAGTTCAGAGTTAGCACTTAAAAATTCTGCTAAATTATTAGAGCCTTGAAACTTAAAGAATTTTTCTATATCTTCTGGATTATTGGATATATTATTTTTCTCTAATAAAGACTTTACAGCTGGATGTTCTAAGTTTTCTACAGCACAGGATATTGTATACCAAGCACCACTGGTTTTAATTAGTCTAAACTCACAAGCGATTTGAACTATTTCTTGAACTTCATCTATGCCAATTCCATATCTTATCCAGCTTTCTGCTGTGCTATTGGGTCTTCCGCCAGCATTAGATGTTTTAATAGACCAATTTGCTATTTGCCCAACGTGTGGACCAGTATCTTTAGGTACTTGCCATTTACCCCTATGAGTAATTATCATATTGGTACCAGCCTGATATTGTAACATGTTTCCACAATCTGCCATTTTTTGTGGAGCATAAGGAGATCCACCAGTATTTGCTATATTATGTGTTACGCATATCAAAATGATTTTATTCTTCATTAACGTACCACTTATACGCTTAAAGAACATGGATAATAATCTTGGCAACGCATTTCTTACTCCAGTTCTTACTTCACCCTCTAATTCCTGTGCTGGAACCATATTGGATAAAGAGTCGGCTATGATTAAACAGTTTGGATCATTATTGATATAGTACTCAATAATATTTAAAAAGTCTTCTGCTGTTAATATTCTATCGTCTGTTGATTCTACAATTAAAATCTTATCTGAATCCAGACCCTTGATGCCTTCAAAGTTTTGCTTTGCTAATCTACCTTCTGTATTGATATAGATTACTTTCTTGTTTTTCTTTTGGCACTTGGCCGCAAAATGAAGGGCAGTAGTGCTTTTGCCACTTTTGGGATCTCCTGTCATTACCACAACAGAGCCTTCTCTAATTCCGCCACCAAGAGCAATATCTAACGCTGGAGATACGCCTATAACTTCTAGCTGATTAATGCTTTCTAAAACTTCTGTTCCACTCCTGATAATATCTCCATACTTGTTAAGTAATGATGATGTCACAGAATCTTGTGAAAATTTCTCTGGCCCACTTTTCTTTTTTGTTTTCATAGATTCCTCAATTTGTTGATACTTGTCTTATGTTTAGAGTATGATTGTGACTGTCTGGCTGTAATATTTTCTTTTATCGGTTGCTGTTCAGTTAATTCTTGATTGTTCTTGGATTGCTTGATTTTAATATCATATGCCGATATGACCTTTTCTGCCAATGGATTTATTTTATATCCACGACCATTTTGTATTCCAATAACTAATAACTTATCAAAATCTTTAGATTTAATAGCTTCTAATATAGCTTCTTCGCTATACTTTTTTTTCAATTGTCTTGCGGCACCAAGCTGCTTTCTCCACAACCAATAATTGGGATCACCTTTAGTCCAGAACTTATATGCTGGCCTACCTATGTTCAATTTTTCTGCTCGTCTTAAAACAATATATTCTGCCACATACGCTTCAAAAGTGCAATATTCACCAGTATGTATGTGTTTATATTTGTGAGTTTCTGACCACTCTTTTTGGTATTTCTGATTAAATAGCGTTGGTTTTTTTGGCTCTTTCTCCATGATATATTATAGCCTCCTCAAAGCAATTGTCAAGTTCATCAATATAGGAAGATTCTTCTACAAGCTCTGGTGTAATCCACATAGTTTTATGCATTTGATTATTTTTTAAATAACCAGTAGTATAACAATGCTTAGTATTTCCACCAAATTCCCCTTTAAGGGATCTAACAATATATATTGCATCAGAATCTTTAGTATCTACAATTATTTCGTGTGACTTATATCTTAAGCCAATAGCATCAATATTAAAATTGTGAGTTTGAACTAAATTTCTAACTTCTGATAAATTGGCGTAATGCTGTAGGTATACATCTTGTCCATTTGAAAACTTGATATAAATCCATACATTTTTTTTATCTTCTGAATTTAATGTAGAATATACATTTTGCCAATTTTCATATCCATAAACTAAATTAGACATTTTTAATTTTTGTTATACAATCTTTGTGAACAGCGTTCTTATTTTTTTTGATAGCATCTCCCATCATAGAGGCTGTTTCTGTCATTACTACTGAGCCTTTTTCATTTCTACCAAAATGGTCGCCAGCTTTAGCAGCAGTAATTTTAGTGCCGAAATTATTTTTAATGTATGTTTTTATTGTTGTAACTTTTCTATCTAATATATCAGCTAATTCTTGCGGATCTTTAATTTTATAATGATGCTCTATATAAAAAGCTTCAACTTGGCTAATTGGTCCTGTTTTAGACATTAATATAACTCCTTTGTGCTCTAGTCATATATAATGCGTTTTTAGTCTTTAAATATAACATATAATAGTCAAATACAGACTTGGATACAGATTTTAATTTTATTTCTAATGTAGCTTCTCTGTGACTGTCTGTTCCTTTGGGATCATATGGAGAATTGTTGTATGTTGCAATTAAATATTTGAGCTGCTTTACTCCATTATTTAAAGTAGTTTCTGTGAATTTAGCAAAAACTTTATCTTTTGGTGAGCAAGCATTGCCATTTTTATTAAAAGCTTGTTCTTCTATTGATGGTTGAAAATCAGTTTTTGAATATGAGTCAACAAATTTCATTTTTCACCTGTTATAATATATTTTTTTTGTTGTTCCGGTGTCATCTTATTAATCTCTTTTTTATTTGCTGAACCAAATTGGTCAAAAAATGATGAGCTTTTTTGTTTGGAATTCTTAGACTTTTCTGTTATTTCAGATCTTTTATAAGAACCCATCTTAGACCAATTATTATCAGCTAATTGTCCTATGGTTTTTGCTTCTTTACAGAATGATCCCAACCCACCAGTTATAAGTCTATTTAAAGAATTATTATTGCATTTAGTGCATAGCGTGATGGGATCATCATGTATAGATTGATAATAATCTACTATCCTATGCCCACAATGTGAGCATTCATAATCATATAACATTACTTATCTTTCTAGTGCCGCCAAAATGCTTGCTATGATACCATTCCTCTGTATATCATGATAGCCCAATTCGCATATTCCTACACCATGAACATTTTTTAGTCTTTCCACGCAAACAGATAATCCTATATTATTATATAAGTCTGTTTGCTTGGTATCGCCATTTATAATCACTTTAGAATTTTGTCCTATACGTGTTATAAACATTTTAATTTGCTCTAATGTGCAGTTTTGGGCTTCATCTAATATCATATAAGCATTATTAAAAGTAAGACCACGCATTGTTTCTAATGGCTCAAATTTAATTTGACGATTATTGATATATAAACCAAGCTTGTCTCTTCCTAGAAAATATTTAAGATTTTCTTCCATTGGTGCTAAATATGGCTTTATTTTTTCACCAATTTCACCAGGAAGAGAACCTATATCTTTTCCAGAGCAGATTAAAGGTCTAGTTACTATTATGGAATCTATTTTACCTTTAAATAAGTGTTCTGCCGCTATTCCAGCAGCAATGAAAGACTTGCCCGTACCAGACGGTCCAGTACAGAATGTTACATCATTTTCTATTATAGACTTTATATATTCCTTTTGGTTATTTGTTTTAGCTTCTAGTGGTGTAACGGTTTGTGCTTTTTTTTCTTTTTGTTTTTGTTTTTTGTTCTTACGCGAGTTGTTATAGTCCGCTGCTTCCAAAGCCGTGTTCTCCCCGCTGCGAAGAATCTAACGACTCTAAAACGTTTAGATTGACGTTAGGAACTTCTTGGAATATAATCTGAGCGATTCTATCCCCACGATTTATTTCTACAGCATTTACATCTGTATTATATAAACAAACCAGGATCTCTCCCCTGTAGCCAGCATCTATAACGCCAGCTAAAACGTCTATACCTTTTTTTACTGATAGTCCAGATCTTGGCCATATAAGACCGGCTAAATTATCTGGCATTTGTATTGATATGCCAGTATGTACAACTGCTCTTTGCTGTGGCCATATTACAGTATTATTTGTTGCATATAAATCCCAACCAGCATCATTATGATTGGTTTTTGTTGGAACTGTCGCAAGTGGATCTAATAGTTTTATACCAATATTTTGTATCATAATATGCCTCCTAAATCAATATCTTCTAAATCATTTTTACTGGCACCAATTTTATAAGATGTAATTTCATGTTCTTGTGGAGCGACTTGTACCGCCTCACTGTTCATCCAAGGATCTGTCCAGCCAGCTATTGGATTTTTACAACCCTTTTCATATGGTAATCCAATGTTTTTTCTTCTTGTCATACATAGCCAGTTGATATATTCGGCCATGACTTTTTCATTTAGTCCAATAATAGAGCCATCTTTAAATAAATATTCAGACCACGCCTTTTCTTCCGAAGCGGCAGAATCAAACATTTGACAGGCTTCTTCTTCGCATTCTTTAGCTATTTCAGTAAATCCTTCTTCTGGTACTGTGTGTAATATTTTAATTATTTCTTGCGTGTTATAAAGATGTAGTGCTTCGTCACGCTTAATAAGCTTAATAATATCTGCATTGCCAACCATCTTTTTGTTTTCCGCAAAAGCAAAAGCGCATATAAAGGAAACATAAAATCTTACCGCTTCTAAAATATTAACACTTATTAGCGTAAGATATATTTGTTTTTTAATGTCTCTTGTTTTGCCAGAAGTAGAAATGTCTCTCAATGTATTATATTCTTTTATTGCAACATTGGCTCGTTTAAGAATTTCTTTATCTGTCAAGCAGCTATCAAGTATTTCACTTGGGTTATTATATACATTCTTAATAATGTAGGTATAACTATAGCTATGGATCTGCTCAAAAAACTGCCATACATTCATGCAGGCTTCTAGCTCTGGATTAGAAACATATTGTGTTAAAGTTGGAACGCCCCTACATATAACACTATCCATCATTGTCTGGTATTTAAGATTAGAAGTAAATATAAATCTCTCATTGTCAGACATGATTTCATCATTTTTAAAGTCGTTTCTATCCTTCTTTAATTCTATTTCTTCTGGTCGCCAAAAAAATTCTAATTGCTTTTTATACAAGTCAAAAAATACTGGATACTTAAACTTATCATATCTCTGTAGAGATAAATCTTCGCCCAAGAATAATGGTTGCGACAAATAGTCTACGTTATTTTTATTCAATATTGTTTTCATCTTTACTCCTTATATTGCACAAGAACCAGATTCACATCCAGAAGATTTTTCTGTTTGTCCATCACCGTCAGGCGTGTTGCAGTAGTAGAAATTTTTAACGCCATATTTAAATCCATATATCTGGTCCTTAATTAATACACTTAATGGAATATTTCCATCTTGATAATGTGCATAGTTATAATATAAATTTACGCTTATGCTCATGTCTACAAATTTTTGCAAAACAGCACATATATTTAAAATAGACTTATTGTCTGTCATATCCCAAGCTAATGAATAATAATTTTTACGAGAAGCATAATTTGGTACTAATTGTTTTAAAACTCCATTTTTAGCTTTCTTATAAGACATAAGACTGCGAACAGGCTCAATACCATTTGTACTATTCTGTATAACGCTAGAAGATTCGCATGGCATTATAGCGGTTAGTGTAGAATGTCTTAGCCCGTGAGTTTTAATTCTAGCTCTCAAGCTCTCCCAATCCATAGTATACTCTGGCTTAACCAGTTCGTCAACTGTTTTTTTGTACCAATCTATAGGTAACAGTCCTTGTGCGTATTTAGTTTCTAAAAATTTATTACATGGACCTAATTTTTCTGCTAATTTACAAGACTCATTCAGTAGGTGCCATTGAATTTTTTCTATGGTTTGGTGTACAAGCTTTAATGTATTTTCATCGTCATATTTTAATTTATTTTTAGCTAAATATGCTGCGAAATTTGTTATACCAATACCAAGCGATCTACGATTTTTTGTGAAGTTTTCTCCAGCAAGAATAGGATAATCTTGATAGTCAATAATTAATTCTAATGTTCTAACGGCTATTGAGCAGGCTTTTTCTATATCTTTATCGGATTCTAATTCTAATAAATTTAGTGCTGACAAAATACAAATGCCTATTTCTCCATTTGGATCATCTATTGAATTTATTGGCACAGTTGGGTGAATAATTTCTTGGCACAAATTTGACATATATACAGGAGCAGCCCAAGACCCATGTTCATTTGCGTTGTCAATATTCATTACATAAATGCGACCAGTTTCTAGTCTTTCTTTAGCAAAAACTTCTGCCAACTTTCTAGCATTTATCTTTTTCTTCATTTTGATATGTCTACTATTTTCATACTTTTCATATAGCCTTTTAAAATCTTCATTATTGTTCATAGAGCTATATAAGCCGCCGGTTTCTTCTGGGCTAAATAAAGTGATATCTTCATTCTTTACTAGGCGTTCATAAAAAAGCTTATTAAATTGAATAGAGTAATCTAGTTTGCGTACTCTATTATCATCTGTTCCTGCGTTATTTTTAAGTGCCACAATATCTTCTATTTCATAATGCCAAAATGGCACATGCACAGTAGCAGAACCTCCGCGAATGCCATTCTGGCTTGTTGCTTTTACTGTAGATTCAAAAATCTTTAAATATGGTATAACGCCAGTATGTATAACTTCCCCTCCGCGAATACTAGAATTAATGGGACGAATTCGACCAATGTTTAAGCCTATTCCTGCTCGTCTTGCTGTATACTTACCAACAGCATGAATACTAGAAAAAATAGAATTTAAATTATCTTCAACATCGACTAAAACGCAGCTGGCAAACTGCTTTATTTTTGTTCTAACGCCCGCCATTATTGGTGTTGGTAGATTGATCTTAAAAGTAGAAAAACACTCATACGCTTCTTTAACTTCTTCTATGGTGTTAAAAAGAGACATTGCTATACAAATGTACGCAAATTGTGGGGTTTCATATATTTTGTTAGTGAGTCTATTCTTTACTAAATATTTATCAATTAATTGCTGTAGTCCAGCGTATGTAAATAAATAATCACGATCATGATCGATAAATTTTTCTATTTGTTCAATTTGCTCTTTAGTATATTTAGCTAAAATAGTACCATCATAAACGTCGCTTTCAATATTGCTTTTTATGTGTTCATATAATGAGGGAGGATTGTCGTATCTAGCCCACAAATCTTTTCTCAAAGACATATTCAACAGCTTTGATGCGACATACTGATAATTAGGATTTGATGTAGATGTTAAATCATTAGCCGACCTAATCAAAATATGGTGAATTTCTTTGGTGGTTACGCCATCGTGCAAAGAAAGCTTGGCGTTCATTTCGATATCGGAGAAAGATACGTTGGTTATTCCATTTGTGGCCCACTCAACGACTTTATGAATCTTTTCAACATTATATGGTTCAGATTGACCATTCCTTTTTTTAACCAACATATATATTTCTCCCGCAGTTGTTTATTTTTTAAGCTAAAATCAACTAGTTAATTTAGCAAATATCTTCTCTATAATCCATTTCAATATCACTGGCAATATGACATATATAACAATGAAACTGATTACAAAAGACCCGTGCTTTTTCTCTTCTTTTATAGACTCTTTGACAAAATTATAGCAATCCTTTTTTAGCCTTTTGTTGTTTTTGAAATCTTCTGACGTTACGCCAGAGGAACAGCATATTGTAACCCACTCATCGGCATATTGCAAGCACTTGTCTGCAATTTTTTTTCTTTCATCATCTGGATATTTTTCATTAATTTCTTCTTTTATGTCATCAAGGGTGAAAGTTTTAGAAGCAAATAATTGCTCAGAATCTTTAGTATAAGAAAATTTTAAATCTGGAAAATACTTTATTTTAATAGTGCCACCATTTTCGGAGAGAACAATGCCCTGTATCCAGGCTGATATTGTAATAAATTTTTTCCAACTAATATTGGGTAAACTGTTGTTAAATATTAAAGATACATCTCCGCTTGGATCTTCACCAAACGTCATTTGCAACGGCTGTGGAAATTTAATATTAACATCTTTAAAAGAATAGCCTGTAGAATCAAATATTTTATTTAGAATTTCTTTAATTTTTTTTAATGGTAATGTCATCATTTAATTAATCTCCAAGCTAATCCACCAAAGACATTTTGTAAAGCCACCTTTTCTTCTGCTGTAATTGTGTGATTATCTTCACCAACTACTGTTTTAAATAAAGTTTTTAATTCTTCTGGAAGAGTGTTATACTTATCTTTAATAGAATCTTCAAAAAAGTATTTTGCAGCTAAAACGTATATATCATTTATTTTTTGCGTGTCTGTATTGTATTTATTTATTCTTTTGCTAAAACTATAATTAAAAACAGCAAGCTTAATTCTATCATCTTTGTTTGTAATAAGTTTACTAATCGGATTTACAATAGCTAGTATTTCATCTGTTGGAGTATCTAAATCTAGTTTAATGGCTGGAGTTGGATCAATGGGAACTATATTAGGTATAGTAATTTTTGGACTTACAGCTAATAAAAGTATAGCTATAGCAACCAAATTTAATATAGTTTTTTTACTCATCTTTATCACCATTATTTAATAGAGGAAATACTTCATCTAGCTTTTTGTTAGCGGCACTAAATCCACCCATTATACACATATGTTTTAGTTTATACCATAAATTTATCATGTGTAAAAAGTCTTTTTCGCTAAAAACTTGTTCATCTTTTTTTCTAAATACTAATTTGCTAATTAAGTATGTAAAGTCTACATTGACAAATAGTATTAATAGCAATCCTGCTAAGACAAGACCAATCCTTGTGTATAAATCGAGTTCCATTGTTTACCTCTTTAATATCTGTGTGGTCTTACCGTGATATGGACATTGAGTAGTGTGTCCGTCACCTTGCTTAATTATACCTGTTCCTTTGCATGGGCATTTGGCTACATCTGGATTTGGTCTAATTATTTCGTCTGGTGTTGGTTGAACATTTAGAATCTTTTCTTCTGCTTTTTCAAAAGCTTGATTGGCTTCTTCAACCATGAAAGACACATCACTAAAAGCTGAATCTATGTTACAACTATATTGAGTGGCGCATCCGGCAAAAAATATCAAACATAATATTAAATATTTCATTTTTACCTTTCTTATTATTTGGGCTAAAGCCACTATATTATACACTGGAAAAGCTTCTTTTAGTATGTAGAAAAACCGCTTAAGTCAATATTACTAAGAGTATAAGAACCTCCAAGAGAAGACATTGTGTTGTTTATTTCAGTTATAAATGAACTAACAAATGCTCCCGTGCCTCCTCCAGTTAATACGCCCAATAAAACTGGTTCATTATTAATAAGTATGAAATAAGGACTTCCACTATCAAATCTAATAATACCATTATAAAAATTAGAATATTTTATATCTCCATTAGTACCAAAAATATTTGATAATTCATATAGTGTGTATATGCTAGCACTTTCAAACTGATTAAACCAAAATGATGGTATTTTTTTAGTATAATGTATATTGGGTAAATATGTGCTCCAATTAGATGGCAATATTTTAGCAAATTTAATTGTGTTTGGAACATCACTATTTAAATAACCTATAGCAATATCTACAGGCCCACTTGGAGAAGTTACTTGCTGTATTGAGCTAAGAGTTCTTGTTACCACATCTCCAGACTGAGAAACAAAATACATGGTTGCGCCAACACTTGGATAAAAACTAAAATGTTTACAAAATATAACGTGTCTTGGAGAAATTAAAGTGCCAGCCATTATATTGCCGCCAGTAGAATTCCACGGCGAAGCACAAGACATATCAACTGAATTAATCCAGCAATCTGAATTACGAACAAACGAAGAGCCATTTGCTACTGTATAAACATTCTTTTGCGTTTTGGCAGCAATTAAATTATCTATTTGATTTGTACAATGATGTGCCAATGATCCAGAAGCCCATCCTAAAAAAGTATCAACAGTTGCTCCTGTTTGAGAATAGCTGTTAACTTTTTTGATAACAGTTTCTCCATCTGTTGATACACCTTTGATAACAGCTGTTCCAGTTCCTTGATAAGATGATATTTGTTGATTTAAGCCTGATGGTATTGGATGTGATACTATATTTATATTATCTGAATAATAAGATATATTTTGAAAATAATCTGGTTTGAGAATAGACGCATTAATAATAAAATCTGTTACATATGACGCTTCTATTGAGCGTGAAAATGTTGTTAATGGTGTTCCACTAGTAGAGTCATTTTTGTCTAAATTTATTACAGAAACACTTGGATTATTAGTTATTCTTTGTGTTGGAGTAATAGATAGATCAAAAGATCTTTCTGATAATGATTTTTTTTTAAAAGTTCTATTAAATGTTGATGTTGCCAATCCACAACTAACTGGATGATTTTTTGATGGGTTCATGGAGAATTAATTCCGCTTAGTGATCCATTTAAACTATATCGTATAACTCCACCGTCTGCTACTGGAGCAAAAGATCCTGCTGTTAATCTACAATACAGTACTTTGCCGCGTGTTCTTACAGGATCTCCTCCAGCAAATGAGCCACTTGATCCAACACAATTTGTATAGGATACGTCGGTAGATCCAGTATTATTATAAAAATAACCAATACAATTAATATGATCTCCTGTTCCTGCCATGTTTCCAGAGCAATGGACGAAACGACCATCAGTAGAAACCGTTGCATCTAATATACTACAATTGATGCATGTAATAAGTGTTCCATCTGCGAGTATGTTATTACAATTTATATATGTACCACGTTGTGGTCCAATACTACCAGTGCTAAAATTACAATTTTCATATATATTATTGCTATTAGCTTCGCTGAATACTCCACCAGTTATATGCACCCCTTTAATTCTAACATTTTCATCGCTTGGCAAAAATAGTCCTCCAGCAACAGGACCAGTGTCAATAATTACTGATGTTTCACATCCATACTCTTTTTTATATGATCCTAATCCTAATATATCTACATAGCCTAATAAACTAGAAATATTACTCCAAATATATTTTCCTGGCATTATAATCAAACAAGCTCTATTGGTATTACTTAATGGTTGATTGTTTGGTGTTAAAGCTGCTGCTTCTACGTATTTTGCTTCTATATTGTCTCCAGGTTGACAAATCACATAACTATCACTATCTTTTAAATCTATAGGATATCCACCAATAGTTTCACCATCTCCAATACGCAATATTTTTTTATCGGTAATCCAAATTGGCTCTCCTTGCAGTGGAGTAATACCACTTGCCTGAGAGTATGTTCCATATCTTAATTGAAGATTAGCTGGACTAACCATATCAACCCATTGACCATCTCCTCGTAAAAATGTTCCAGAATTTGGAATACCGCTGCCAAGAGATGATAAAGTTACTGTTCCGCCACCGCCGATAATATTAGATATTTGACTTAAGCTAATTTTTTTAGTTGTTGCAAATCCAGATGGATCATCCATAAATAAGAAAATATCATCATTGCTTAAGCTGCCACTACCTTCTGGAAATTCATTTATTCTTTTAATACTCATTTAACCACCTACTATAGTAGCAGTGCCCAAAGTATAATAATTAACATCATCAAATCTATTTGTATATTTACTTTCTAAAGCTGAATAACCAAGACTTGATTCAAATGTTGCGTCAATTGATTTATAAACGCCGACATTTGAACATGAAACAATTACTGTTCCATTTTTAGCTGTTTCTACTCCAGAAACTACATTTGTACACACATCTGTTGTTGTAATTGGCATATAATCTCCTTAAAAAACTGTATCTAATGTCCACTCTATTTTTCGTGGTGGAAAACCATCCACATCGCTAAATACCCATGAGCCATTTTGAGATAACATATCTGCTGCATCTCTTTCTCTTATCCAAAAGCTACCTTCTGGTTGATCATGTCTAGTTGGCCCATTATTCCATACGCCCCAGCTATTTTGGACCAAAAATAATGTTTCATTATATATTTCTTTTGTGTCATCCATTCCTATCCAAGCCATAGCGTGCGCCCACGATCCAGACTTGGAGGCTATACCGTGCTTGTCTCTGCGAGAGCTAAAACCATGCATAGAACAAACACTAATACAATAACCGTTGGCTATTGCGTCTCTTGCTTGTTGTACTGTATTAATTAAGCTAATAGTTTTTACTTGATGCTTTTTAGCTTCTAATACTAATTCTTCTGGTACTCCAGATCTACCCCATCTTCCTCCAACATCACTGTATTTCGATAAATCTATATTTCCATACCGTTTTCTTATTAATAATCCACCTAATTGATTAACAAATCTAGCGGCACCAGAGCATGTCATGCCCTCGCCACCGTGTCCGCGAGATCCATATATACCTTCTGTTGCTCCACGGGCAATAAACTCTTCTCTTTGGCCGTTGATTATTTCACAGCTACGAGTAACGTCGATTGCATTTCTAGTAGCATGGCTAACACAATCACCTTGCACTTGTCTTTCCGATGGACCAAAATTAGGATCAAATTTAAGTAGATTCTTAAATGGTAGAGCTAATTTTCCAGCACCACTACCATATAAACCATAAGCAGCCGCACCGAATAGTGGGTGCGGCAGCTCACCTAATAATTTATCCGTATCTTCTGGGTCACACCATGATCCCTTAAAGCCGTCTTTATAAGCTTTTAGTAAATCAATAGGTTTTTTAAATTCTATAGTCATTTTGTAACTACTGTTTTTGGACCTTTGATCCACTTTACAACTGCGTCTAAAAGTACCGTTACTACTGGTACTAATAGTACACCCGTTGTACCCCAATCCACACTGTTTATGTTCTCAATAACATAAGTTAAAACAGCGCCAGTGCCAACTAAAACGGCATTTTTTACTAAATTTACTGCGTCATTAACATTAAGTGAATATCTTGCTGACATTTTTATACCTCTTTTGTGTTTGTTATGCTAACTAGAAATCCTCCATGCTCATTATCTGATATCCTATATGGGTATCCTATAATATTAATGTCCTTACCTTCACTTGTTTTTGTTTCTTTGTAAAATTTTCTGTTTGTGTGGAGACAAGATTGAAATTCTTTCAGTAATTCTTCTCTATCTTCTTCTTGAATAAAGTTAAGCCAATCATAACCCTCTACATTATGAAATCCAACAAAGTCAAAAAATAGACTATTATTCCATATTAATCTGCCATTATTGTCTGTTTCAAATAATGGTATATTACTATAGTGCAGCCCAGCTTTTGTTCTTTGTTCTATTATCTTTTGTCTTATTTCTATTCTATGGCAGGTTTTGCGTAAATCTATTATTGCGTCTTTTATGCTGTTACCACCATTTGTAGTCAATTCTGACTTTATAGTTTTGATAGACTCATTGACATGTTCATGATCTTTGATAAGTTGTATAATGGGCTTTACTGTTTTTACCCAAAGTAAACTTAAGAATGTGCCAATAGCACCCAATAAACTAACAGCTATAGGTATATATTCTAAAGACTCTTTTGATAGCATGCTTACCCTTTCTAATAATTTAGAAGTGGTGGTGATGCTAATATAACATCACCACCCACGAATAACACACTATATATAATCAGCTTTCTGCTGAGTCTTTAGCTTTATAATCAGCTGTAGTTGGCACAGCCAATGCTCCAAAGTGATATGTTAGTTCACCAGGAACTGCTCTTGTTGAACTAGCAGCATCGTCTGTACCGGCCACAGTTCCGTTACCAGTTGGTGCAACGTATGTTATTACATTACCCGCTCCAGCACCCTTCGTGCGACCAGGAAAAACTCCGCTTGATGGAACAGCCAAAACGTTATAAGTTGTAACGCCAAGCCTACGACTTGTTAACAGCTTATGTACTGAATCCTGACCAACACCAGCAAACTGAGCACCGGGAACATTTAAAAGAGAAGCAGCGTCATTATTGATCTTACCGGCACTATCACCAGCTGCTCTGAGAACAAAGTTTCGTTCGCCAGCATAAGGATCTGGATAATAAGCTAAACCGCCAGTACCAGCCGATTTGGCCTTTATAACGCCGTGCGGATCTGTGAATTGGTTTCCAGTAGCAACATTTTCTACTACTTTTGAGCCATATTCTGAGCCAGTGTTTAATTCATTAACATTTACAACTTTTGTCATTGGGCTATCTGACAAAGTTCCGCCAGCTACGACTGTGCCACCATCATTTTTGATTGCTTCTAAAGCTTTTGTTTTAGTTGTGGACATATTTTTCTCCTAAAAGGTTGAATAACTAAAAAATTCCTATTCCTTTTAGAGTCCACATCCTAACACATTATACACTTTTACACAGTTTTTTGTGCAAATTTGTAATCATTTTATTTAGCTTTTTTCTGGTAGTCTCTCTGTTACTATTTCTTTTCTTAGCCATTTCTTCAATAGTCATATTGCTTAATCTATCTAGAAATAGTTCTTTTTCGTCTGCTGTTTTTAATTCATCCATAATATCTATCATTCTGTAGGGATCAGAATTTTTGACAATATTTTCGTGTAGCTTTCCATTAAATCTTTGGTACTTATTTTTGAATTTAATTTCTTTCAAACATTCAATAAATACCCCATTATACAAATAAGTGGTAAACTTTGTATTTTTTTCTGGCTTAAAGTACAAAAAGCATTTCCACAAAGCATTTAATTTGCATGTGTGCAGAGCATCAGCATCCAACTGATTAGCAAATCTTTTGCAAGCCTTATTCATTATATTTGTTATGTCCTTATTATTCAATGCGTTTATTATTTTATCATTCAAATCCATAATAATTCTCCTTATTTTTCTATTGACAAAAGTTCTTTTTCTATATTTTTCCTTACCTCGCTAAAATCGAACATGTTACCGATTCCTATAAAAAATCTATATCTACTACAAATTTTTAATAACTCGACTCCAGGTATTTTATCTAACTTATCTTTGATTTTATTTGTAACATCAAAATTTGTGTGACCAACCCAGCAATCAAAATTAGATATAATATGAATATCCTCTAATAATTTCTGTGACATTGGAAATACTAGTGGAATTTGTTGTCCAAGCATATCGTCATGATTTGCTTCTTCTAGATCGTCACTATCATCATCTATATTGGAATTTAAAGCTCTGTTTTGTAAGATATTTCCAAGTATATTTGACAAAATGGGAGAAGAAATTTGTTTTTCTAATACATCTTCATATTTTTGCCAGCCTATTTTTGGTTTAAATTTACTCATTAATATCTCCTACTTCATTATGTCAGAAGGCTTGATACACGGTTGAGAGTTAATAATATTTTCGTATATTTTAAGTATTTTTTTATTATTAGATTTTAATGTTACATAATTTTCTAATCTTTGCACAAGTTCGGTTTGATTATGTTTTACAAGATTATGTTTTAGTATATTTAATGTTTCTGATAATGCGTTTTCGTCAGCTAGCATCTCTAATATCTCAAAAATAGCTGTCATACATTCGTCAGAATAGTCTTGCATAGCAATATCTACTATAATTCTTCCACTAGCATCCATAACATAACTAACAGATGCAAGCTTCTGATTTTCTGGCGACTGCTGTTGTGTTTTTTTAGATAAAAAATTAAACATATTTTATTACCATTTCTGCTGTGTTTTTCCAAGAAAATTGATGCGATGTTTGTATTGCAGAATAGTTTAATTTAAGTAAATTGTCTTGTTTTAATTTATGTATAGATCTCATATGCGATATAAGTTGATCAAGTTGATTTTCTTTCATCGCGGCCCATTTGCCTGTTTGCCCATGAAACCATATTCCATCGTAAGCAACTTCTTTTGCTTCTATTTCTATTAAATTAGCATTATCAGCATTACAAAATTCTGTATGTGCAGAATAATTTGTTGCAATAACGTGCTTTCCACAAGCCATCATTTCTAACAATTCTAAATTCCACCCTTCTGCTCTTGCTGGAAATACTCCACAATCAGTCTGTTTCATTATATTATACACTTCTTCTTGCGTATTCTTTCTATCAATAAGCTTTATTTTATGCCCCAGTGAACTATTTTGATATAATTTAGCCCACTCGCTAGACTGTTCTGGATTTAAAAATGGATTACTGCACATCATCCACAGTTCTACATTATCTTTTTCTGTAAAAGCTTTATTAAAAGCTTCTATAAGAATATCATGACCTTTTCTTATTTCCCATTTTCCACAGTTAAAGAATATTGTTTTCTCACCAGTGTTAAGCGATGGCTGAAATATTTTGCTATTAACCCCCAGGGGTACAACAAAAATATTTTCTGATGATAAATCTAGTTGGCTTTCTGCTACACTTTTAGCCCAAAATGAAGATACAAACAATCTATCTAAAGAATTTAAGTGATGTTTTTCGACTTGTGTAAATTCATCTAATTCAAAAAATGGAAAACCTATTTTAGTTCCACGACCAACAAATTGTGACATATCATTTTGGTGCCAAATCCTAACACAAGGGGCATTAAAATCTGGAAATTGTGCATTCTTTAGGCACCTTCTTAGAATATTGGCATCGTCTTCGTTAGTAATTTGAATTTGTCCAATTGGCCATAATGAAACTGATGGCAAATTAGAAACAATGTTTAGTCCTGCTATACCATAGCCAAGCTGATTTATAGGAGATATAATATTAATCATTTTTGATATCCTTAAAAAATAGCCAACGTTTTAGAGTAGAAGTGTCTTGAACATTATTAATGTGTTCAAGATGTAATATAATTTCTTCCATTGAGTTAAAAATATTTTCATGTGGTAACATAAAGAACAGCCAATTGGGGGCATTAATTTTACCTTGTTCACACCAAATTAATATTGGCTTTTTTTGCCTATTTCCCGTTACTATTTCTTCATAAGACCCACACGCATGTACAGATATGTCTATATGTGCAATAATAAAATCACATATATCCACGCATCGCAAGTCTGCGTTACGTATTTTAGAATAAGTCTTTTTTAAATCATCAAACATTCCATTACGCTTCAAAAAGTTTATATTTTTACGTGTAGATTCGTCTTCATATATTCCATCTATTACATGCTTGCAAGGATTTAAAACCGTTACACCCATATCATGTAAGATGGGAGTGATTCTATTCCTCCATCCAATGCCGCCATCGGGAACTCTATCCATAGCCCCAACTAAATATGTTCTCATTCCACTAAGATTGTTTATCGAATCCATAATCTGTACTCCACCATACTTTGTTAATATCAAGTGCCGACAATATATGATCACATCTTTCGCAAGGCTTGCTACACCTTAATTCACCACGCTTGTTTAATCTAACAACAACGATTTTGAGTGAGTTATCTATGTAATATTTACCCCACAGTCTAGATATTAAATCTGTTTCTGCGTGAAGATATGGATGATCTGTATCCATATTAAATCTTTTAGCCAATATCCATGCCTGAGTGTGTGTTTTCTCTGGACTGTTCTGGCCTATTGCCAAAAGTTTATTTTTCTTATAGCCAAAAGCAAAATGAAAAAATTTGTTTTTGCTATTCCTATTATTTTTAGCTTTTGGTAATAAAGACAGTGCTATATCAACAGATTCTTTAAGTATATTCATTTTATATATACAAACTTAATAAATTCTTCTATGGTTGCTGGGTTGTGTGTTTCAAAAATTTCTTTTGTTATTTGTTTTGCTTGCATTTTCTTTGTGCCTAAAGAAACAAGTGCAGAAATGCAATCGTTCACTAAATTCTGATTAATTGTTTTTTTATTTTCTACTATAGGAGTAACAAGATAATAAGGAATGGCATTCTTTTTATTTTTATTATATTTTGGTTGAGTTGCCATTTTTTTAGCAATATTATCAATCTGTTGAATAACAACTGGTTGATCATCAGAAATATAACCAATAGTAAATTTATCGCTAAAAGCGCACTGTCTCTTTTTGTTCGTAAAAGAAAAATACGCAATCAAAAGAACAAATATTAAAACTCCGAGTTGACCAACAAATGGATGAGGTTGTGGATTCATTGATTTCTCCTTTTCTGCCATTGTACACAACTTATCGTCAAAGTCAAGCAGAAAACTTAAAAAAAAAGCCCGAAAAGCTTCTTGCTCTTCGGGCTAGAAAAAAGACCTTTATAGTGTTCAATCTTGTTCTTTAGTATCTGACGTTGCAGATGATGGTGGACCAAGAGAAATTTCGTCTGCCATAACGCAAACTGAATTTCGCGGATTCCCCTCTTTATCTTGATAGTCATCTATCTTTATCTTTCCTTGAACACCAACAAGTCTTCCCTTTTTCAATAAATCCTTTAGAGCTTCTGCCATCTTGCCAAAACACAAAACATTTAGATATAGTGTGTCTTCATTTCGCCTATCATTCACGGCCATTCTAAATTTTGCCATGGATGTACCCTTTTGGGTAACATTAAATTCTGCATCTTTTGTCAAACGGCCACAACCAAGCCAAGTATTAATATTCATAATTATACCTCCAGTGCTGAACGAATTCTACCACGTACTACTTGCGTATTTCCACGATTATATGTTCCAAGTGTTGCACTATGAACATTTCTAGCAAACCTTCTAGACAAGCCAAATAGGCTTGCAGCAAACTCTGTGCCCTCTCTGGTGTTGTTAATTAATCCATAGCCAGACTTGTGAGCAAGTGCTGTCAGTGGATTTAACTCAAAACCACGAAATGGACCACTCATAATTTTAGCAACAATCTTATTATCCTTTGATACGTTCCAATGGTACGCACCGGAAACATTATACAATCTATCATAAAATTCTCTAGTATTCATCTTTTGCTTCTCCTAATTCGTAAACAAATAAAACTAATCAACATATCTCACTCTTCGCTGAATTTTTGTATATTTTCTGCTCCAAGTTGAAGATAATTTTCTAACTTAAAAATTTCTTGAGAAATATTGTCTTTTTGCTTATTAAGATCTGACAATAATCCCTCTACATTTTTTAAATGTGCCTGTGCTAACAAAATAATTTCATTTTTTAGTGACATAACTTTCTCCTGTATTAACTTATTATACTGTGAGCTATATAGTTTTGCAATTAAGTTTCTTCTGTTATATAATCTAAAACCTGTTCATGAGTCCAATCGTTTTTATACTCTCCAAATGTAGCCAGTTGTGCCAATTCTCTATAGTCTTTTTCTAATTGTACTATCAATTGAACTAATATAATTGAATTATTGGATATAATACAATCATTAACCAGGCTTTCTATTTCTTCAAATCTTGTTTTCATAGGGTCCATCAACTGGTCAAAGATCTTTATTATTTGGCTGTGACATATCGTAGTATTTTATATCAATATTTGCTTCTTTAAATAATTGTCGTGATAATATAAAGTCTTCTTCCCATCTAGTATTTGTGTTTTTTGGTGCTACTACTTTTTTTATTCCAGATTGTATTATCAACCCAGCACATCTAGGACAAGGCTCAAATGGAAAAGTATATAATGTACAGTCATCAACAGTTTTGTTGGCTGAAAGAATTGCATTAATTTCACCATGGACTATTATTTTATACTTCGTATCTCTATCTTGTAGTCTTTCATCATCTTTTATATTTGTGGGAAATCCATTGTAACCAACAGAAACAATTTTTTTATTTCTGTCTACAATAACTGCACCAACTTTAGTTGAAGGATCTTTTGACCAATCAGATATAAATCTGGCTAATTCTAGAAATCTAATATCCCAATTTTGAGCATTCATACCATAATAATCCAAGATTAGCAAAAGTGTATCCGGCCCACATAACACTATGTGGATAGTCCTTTTGCAATAAACAAGATATACTAGTCATTAAATATAAAAATGTAGATATAGCTACGCAGCTGACTGCCATTATAAACTCCTATCAAAATGTGTTCTATTGACTCTTATAAACTCAGCACATTTTGGTAAATCTTTTAATGAATTAGCTCCAACATAAGCGCATGCACTTCTAATGCCACCAGTAATATCATCAAGAATACTAGATGCACATCCTTTATATGGAACATTTATCACTCTTCCTTCGCTGGCTCTATAGTTTTTTATTCCACCGTATTTTTGTTGAGCTTCATGCGAACTCATGCCATAAAATTTTAATGATATTTTATTTTTTACTATTTGTGGTTTCCAAAATGGAGTATTTAATCCATTAACATCTATATTATTTTCATCATATTTATATTCATATTCCCACTCGCCTTCGCATTGCTCTGTACCGGCAAGCATTCCGCCAATCATAACAAAATCGGCATTAGCTGCAAAAGCCTTTACAATATCCGATGATGTTCTACAGCCACCATCTGCACATATTAATCCTAATCTTTTATCTCCACTTTTAAGGCCGTGAGCGGCATGTGAGCACTCAGAAATAGCTGATAGTTGAGGAAACCCAATTCCGGTTTTTAGTCTTGTGGTACATGCAGATCCTGGACCGATTCCCACTTTTACAATATCAACTCCACCGTGCAAGATTAGTTCTTGAACCATTTCTGGTGTACATACATTTCCTGCCATTATTATTGGTCTTGATCCAAATTTATTTCTTACATTGTTGCAGCAGTTTACAAAATCGTCAGTATATCCATTAGCAACATCTATACATATATTTGGAATATCACCAATAGCATTAGAAATTTGTTCTAATTTTAGTATATCTTCTTTTTTAATTCCAATACTTACCCATTGATAATTAAGATCTGATATATTTTCTAAATAGTCATCTATATTATAGTGCTTGTGCAAACATGTTATAGATTTATATTCTATCAACTTTTGAGACATTGCGAACGTGCCAGTAGAATCCATATTCGCAGCCATTATGGGAACACCGTTCCATTTTTGTTCAGAATGGTAGAAAGAAATTGTTTTTTCTAATACTACTTCTTGGCGTGATGCGGCTCTTGATCTTTGCGGAACAAGCAAAACATCATCAAAATCTAATTTAATATCATTATTTATCTTCATATCATAGGGTCCAATGTTGTATCAACGATCTTTATTGTGTGGGTAATACAATGTAAGTAAACGGAGCGAGTTTCCCCACTCCGTTATACTCACATTCACTCAATCACGCACCTACCAATTCTCTATCCATACGCTTTGCAAGCACAGCATTAATCTTATCAATCTTTGCAGTTACTTCAACAACCCACTCACGATTACGTTGCTTCCGCTTAACATGATCAATATCACTATCGGTCATATGTACAACCTTATCGAAAATACTATCAAATTCAGCAACAACCTCGTAGCGGCAACAGCGAAGCTTTTGAAACTTATGATCACTAGGAACGCTAACAACATCACGCGGATTTACCTTACAAATCATAAGACGATTTCCGCCATCATTATCTTCATCATCAATATTAATACCGCCATAACTCTTTGCGTAATCAATCGCTCCAACGTGTAAGCCATGGCCACAACCATTATCACGATTATTATCCACCTTGTGGCGAGGAACTTGACACACTGATCCAATACTGTTATCAAAAGTGCCAGAATAAATATCTTTATAATCTTCCCGGACAGCCTTATAAGCCAAGAAACATCCATCATAAGTTATTGGCATATTCTTATTTTCCATAAAATCAAACAATTCTACAACCGCATGGTCAGAAGGATTCTGACTGAGATTATCAAGGAAATTAAGCATTGGCTCAAATGGAAAGCCCTGCTTAACCATATCAATAATGGTATTTGTAAACATATTGGGCATTTTAATTCCATCCCATGTTAACGATCCATCTGTACAGTTAACATAACCATCACAGTAAGCGTTCACATGTGAAACAATATCATATGTAGCTTCGAAATGTTCAACGTTGTTATTCTTAAGGTGCTTAATCAACTTATTATAATTAGGGTGAGACTTGCCAAAGCAATATGTCTGACCACTAACAATCGCAGTAACCGTGCCATCATTCGCAATGATATACTTATTAGACATTATAATTCTCCTAATTTATTTACATATTACTCAGAACATTTTGACGTATTTTCAGCAGTTTCAATGCCGTCAATATAATTTACAACAGTACCAATATCAGAGTGGCTAACATTGCCATAGTATCCTAAGTTAGCAATTACCTTGAGCATTGGATATTTGCTAATAGCATTATCAAATTTCTTAGAAAACTTGGTATTATCAATTTTAACCTTAGAGAAATCAACTTCCTCGCAACCCGGAATATTCCTGCTAATAGAATAAACTAAATCCATTTCATGCTTCATAGAAGATATACGCTTCTCATGCTCATTATACTCCTTAACAATTCTCTTTGCCTCATTATCTGTTTTTGTTGCGGCAAAAATATTTGCAAACTTTTCATTTCTACTGGCAGACAAATTCAAGCGAGTATTGCAGTCGATAATATCTTGCTTATGCTTGTTAACAGCCTTATTAAAAACGGTATGCATAATTCCAACAGCATCACTCCAGTTAGAACGCTCCGAAATCTTTCTACTCTTAATAACAGATGGCTTAATAGCATAGAATGTCATGCCATCAACATCATCTGGATAATGCTTGTGCATAAAAGTGAGAGCATTGGCAATGTAATTAATATCAATATCTTTATATCCAAGCGTTATGTTGCCCTTGGACTCTCTGAAATAGTGTGCATTTTCATACTTCACACTCATGTTACACTCTTCAAATCTACCAGTTTCTTCATTAAATACTTGAATATGAACCGGCGGCAAGCCGTCGCTAGAACCAGAACTATTTCTATCGTATGTTACCTTTGGCAGACTTGAAGTTAATACAACATCTTCCTTTGTCGCCCCACCAAGTATATCATACAAACCGTTACTGTCAACAGTCTCGCCGTCCTTAAGTTTATAAACATAGCACTTTTGTTCAGCACCATATGCTCTTTGTTCTTCACGCATATATTGTTTGACCCTACTAAGACCTCCGCGAGTCAAATCATCAACAAAAAACTTTATATCACCAGTAAAGTTAATGAATTCCACATCGGTTGAACTATTAATCTTCTTACGATAATAAGACTTGTTGAGAAATGTAAGCGAAAGCTTATTCTTTACATTAACACTCTCGTTAATAATATTATCAAACAGCTTTTGACCATTCCAAGAAATAGATTTTTGAAGCGATTCAACAGCATTCTTAATGGAAGAACATTGATCACTAATCTGTACATACTTAATACGAGCCTTATACAGAGATGGTTGACTACTAATCTGATCTTCAATTTTAGAAGCAATTTCAGAAGTAATACGATTAATAATATTCTTAATATTAATCTTGGTATCCTTACTATAAGATAAAGACTCGCGACTAGGAGTAATATCAACGTCGCCAATATTGACGAAGATTCTAAGCCCATCAGAATATTGAAGAAATCTAGCCTCTTTGTTTTCGCCACCATCCATAATCTGAGAATAATCCACAGGATACGCAATCTGACCCATAATAATCAGGTTACTTGCAGAATGATCATTATCATCAAAATACCAACCTTCGCCAGCAAGAACCTTATCAATCTTTTTAAAGATGACTTTCTCGCCAACAAACTTGGGTCTGACCTTAAAGAATTCGTAAACCTTGGATGCTTCGACATTGAATCTATTAACGTCGTTAGCATTAACTTGGATAGAAACCTTGATACCATCGGCTTCGTTGGTATCATCTTCATGCATCAAAGAAAATACAGGACTACCATCCTCATTCTTATATGCGTTGTAAATACGCTTCTTGCCATCAAGATAAGCCTCAACAGTAAAACTATCAGAGTATGCGAACGGAGCCTTACTGCCAAGACCAAGACAGCCAACAGCGTCGTTATTATTATTACGAGTACTACGGAAATACGTAGTATAAAGTTGCATACAATTATCGTGATTCATGCTAGTGCCATAATCACGAATAAAGAATACTGGATTTAGAGCGGTAGGCAGATGAACGTCAAAAGCAACGTCACGCTTTCCAGCGTCAACATGGGAATCGTAAGCATTCGTAGAAAGCTCACGAATAACTGCAAGAACCTTATTAGAATACAGACCATCAGAAAGAATAAAGAAAGCCTTGGATGATGCTTCGATACTAAACTTAGATTCTTCGAAGTTACCAGACTTTTCAATAACGTTTGTACCAGCGTGAAGTTTCATAATTGCTTTATCTCCTACAAGTGCTAAATTGCTGAATGTGCCCTAAGTATACCACGTATATCGGCATAGTCAAGGACCGTGCTTGAAAAATTTTTATTCTAGTCCTAGAAATTTCATAAATTTTCTAATTCCAAAATATCCTACTTGTCTCTTTGATTCTTCATTATTTTTATCTAGTATAATAAATGCCGGTATTTCTTTAACCTGATAATGTTTAACAACTTCCTTATTCGTATCAAAATCAATATATATTAATTTATATTTAGTTGATATTTTTTCTGATATACCTTCTTTCTCTATATCTTGTTGTGCTTGCTTACAATATCCACACCAATCTGCTGAAAAAACCATCATATATTGTTTTTCGTCAGAATATGCGATACTGCTTAATAGTACAGTCAGGATTGTTGAGTATATTAAATTTTTTAAAGTAGCCATCTATTGTTATTTAAACTCCATTGTACGGTGGCATTAAGCCTTTCCTTAATTGGCTGTGGATTCCATCCCATCTTAGACATTTTTTCTCCATCTAAAGCGTACCTTAAATCATGTCCAGGTCTAGAACTGTGGAAATCGATCATTTCATAATTTAATTCTTTACCTTGACATTCAGCAATAAATTGTGCGATTTCTAGATTATCTAATTCTTGTGCTCCAACAATATTAAATTTAGCACACTTTGCTCCACCAAAATCATCATGAATAATCTTTGATGAATCATAGTTAAGCAAGAACCATATAGCATCAGCAACATCTAGTGCATGAATATAGTGTCTTGATCCAGCCTTAGTCTTTTCTTTATTGCTATGAATATATATTCTTTCACCATCTCGTACTCTTTTAATGCACATTGGTATATATTTCTCTGGATGTTGGCGTTCTCCAAACACATTCATTGTATGAGTTATATATGCTGGAATTTTATAAGTATTTTCATATGCTACGACTAATTCTTCGCCGCCAGCTTTTGATGCACTATATGGATTGGTAGAATTATATCTATCATTTTCTTTATATTTTACGCCAACTGGTGCTGGCCCAAATACTTCATCTGTAGAAAAGTAGATAAACCTTTTGAGATTTTCACATTTTCTTACATATTCTAAAATATTTGCTGTACCTATCACATTGTCTAGTATGAATTCCATTGGAAATTCTATACTTCTATCCACATGGCTTCCAGCAGCTAAATGTACCACGTAATCAACGTGACCAATAGTCTTCATAATCTGTGGATTTAATTCAGCTCTAAGATCATGAAATACTGTTTTAATTCTACGAATATCTTTTAACTCTGATCTATAATCCTCAACAACTTCATGAAGCCTGTTAAGATTTCCACTATAATCTAATCTGTCTAAAGTAATAACATTTAGATCTGTGTTTCGTAATAGATAATCAACAACATGGTGAGCAATAAATCCAGCACCACCGGTAAGTAAAATTGTTTCGCTCATTATTTCATCCTTAATTAAAGTACATTGTGTTGAGTTTTTTGATTATATTAATATATACTTCTGCTTCGCCGTCATCCTGTCCATTATCTATTTGTCTTAATTTATCTTCTAGTAAATCCTGTAATACATCTATATCTTGATTTGTTAATTTCATATTATTTATTTTTTATATAATGGGACAGCTTGAATTTTATCATATGGATTATATTGTAGACTAATATCAAATAAATTTCCACTGCTATTTATTTTAGCCCAAGCCACTGGATTTTCCAGCATTTTATTAAAACTATCTATAATTTCACCCATTTTTTTTAACTCATCTTTGGCATTATTTACCCAAAACTGATCTGCACCACAAGACCAAGCAAAATCAATAATGGATTCAATGGGTTTAGCGTGTTCTTCATTGGTTAATTTCATAAATATTCAATTCCTTCCAATGGATCATTATCATAAGGATAATTAAATGGTCCTAAAATCTTTCTTCTCTTATCCTTCATAAAGTTTACAATTTCAAAAAAACAATCTTCACAAAGATCTATGTTATATTTAGTTCCGTCATGAGTTGATCCATATCCCCAACAACTCTCTAGTGTCGCATAGTCTGGCCCTACATTAGTAGTATTTGTGGTGCTTTTCCCACAAACATCACAATGCACATCATCTACTGTTCTTATCTTTTTTTCTTTAAAAGTTTTCATTATACTTCCAGTATTTCCCATATGCCTTCTAACACACTTCTCCTAACGCCTTTACTCATGTTACTGAGCAATATGTGATTCTTGAAAAAGTCTTCACCCTTTTCTTTTACAATAATCCCAAAAGCATTTCTTGTCCACCCACTACTTAATGAACGAACATCTTTAAAATCAACCTCAACATTAAAACCAAGATCAATTTCATCAAGTATGTTTTTACGTAATTCAGTAGCAAGTTTGGTGCTGCTCAAATCAGTGCCATACATTTCTTTAATTTCGTAATAAATTAATGGACCTTTCATATTATTCCTTATAAAATACTATTACATGACTTCCGTAGTCTGTAGTAACAAAAATTTGTTCAGACATTGGTTATTGTTACCTGTATGTTATCAAAAACATGATTATCCATACTATCAAACATTCCACTTTTGATTGGCTTATTTATTACTCTAAATTTAAAAGAGTATTCTCCATCACCATATTCTTTACAAAGGTATTGGTATAAAATGTTTCTAACGTCATCTTCTGACAGATCAATCTCTGTTTTATTTTGTATTTTCATAATCAATCTTAATTGTTTAAGTTAGATATATTATTCTTGCACCTTGCTTCCAACATCATATGGATAACCATCTTCTGGATCTTCACTATACACACCCTCATACTCGTTGTCAAACCATGGTATTTTACTGTCTGGAAGATTATCATTTATTTCATCATGTTCTTCATTTAGCATTTGTTGGATTCCAATTGTCTTGCAATAGTTTTAATATTTTAGAAACATTATCTTCTCTGTAATATGGATCATTATCTGATTCCGTAATTTCTTTATATTTTTCTGGCCATATGCCATGTAATATATTCATTAATGTTTGACCATACCTCCAGTTGAAATTAATACTTGTTTGATCAACCGTTTTAATAAACTCATTATACTTCATTTTCATTTAAATTCCTAAGAGTATCTGCTATAATCATTAGATCATTAGCATCAAATTCTTTTTCTAAAGGA